ATTCCAGAATTAGAAGATGGGATATAATAAATTTTTTCTCCAGTATAAAAATTATGATTGGGACAATTTAATACACTTGTAATCCCTACACTATCAATCCAATTTGGATTTGTAGTTTTAGTGACTTTTGTTTTTCTATCTGTTGCATAAATTGTATCATGTGGTAAACCAGAAGAAGTAACATAAAAATTATCAAAATTATAATCAATATAAGTATTCTGTACCCCTGTTGGTAAAATCGAAATTGTTGAAAAATAATTTAAAGCACTACTTGCCTTTTTAATTATTTTTTTAATTTCAGTTTTTGATGCTATATTTAAATTTGTTTCATTAATATCAATATAATATCCATTATCATTAACCCCATAATCCTTTACACTTGCCGATAAAATATTATCATTTTTGTCATCTGGGTTTAATAAGTTAAATCTATCTCCAGTAATAAAAGTCAATTTATCATACAAATATATTCTATTTCCGACAATAAATTTTATTTTGTGAGTTGTTGGTATATTATAATTCCAAAAATTAAATTCTTTTCTATCATTCAAATCAATTCCGAATGAAGAAAGTTGTATTTTATCCCCAACTCTTAAACTAGATGTTTGTGAATAATCAATGGTATCAATAATATTGATTAATCTAAATTCAACTTTAGTTCCATCATCTAGATATGAATATAAAAAGTTTTCCTCTACCAGTTCTTCATTAAAGTTTAAATCTGCAACAATTCCAGAAACTCCAAGAAATTCAGTTAAAGTCTTATCTGTATAAGTTAAAGTTATTGGATTTGTTAAATTTGATGTCTTTATAAACAAAGAACCACTTTTATTAAATCCAACTGTAGAATCTACTATAATAAACGAAGATTCTTTAACAACAGATTCTGAAATATTTGTTTTTTTGGTTGGTTCAAAATTAAATACAAATGAAGTGGAATCCAAAGAAATTTCATATAAATCTCGGTCATCCACTGGTCTATACTCTACATTATAAACAGCAGCACTAGCAGTTTTGCCATTACTTAAAGTTTCAAATATAGTTTTTCCTTTTAATTGTTTTCTTAAAACAGAATCATTAATTCTGAATGTTTCATCTCTAACTATCTGCTCGACCAAAATATTCTTAGTAACCAAATAATTATTATCAGAAGGTCTCAACAAATAATCTTGTGGTTTGATAACTTGAATGTCTTTACCAAAAAGAACATTAAATAAAATTTTATAAGAAGTATCAGTCCCCTTTGAAATATAAAAATCCTTTGCTCTAGATAAAATATTTTTTAAATTCAATCCTGTTATAAACTGTCTATCCTCAAATCCAGGTAAAAATTGAGTTTTAAATTTTTTAAATATTTCATTAAAGAATAATAAATTTAAATTTGTTACTATTCCCTCAGCACTATGTGATGTAGAATTGGTGGATGAAAATACAAAAGAATTATTATTTGAATGTTTGTCTATCCCACTAAATCCACGAATACATCCAGTAAAACTATTTGTAGTAATACCAGTATATGTAATAATTTCATCATCAATTTTCAATAAACCATATTTTTGTGGAAATCCAATTGTATGATTGACTATAATTACATCATCAAAAGATGTCACATCTTCTACTAAGGTACAAGGAATTACCTGTGTATAAAATGTTTCATTGTTAAAATTATCAATGCTCTTATATTGTTGTAAATTAACTGCTAAATCTACAACACCAGTTTGATGTTCTTGTGAAATATAATACTGCTCTAAAAATTCTTTAAACAGTGGTGAATCATCATTCAAAAATTCTGGAATTTGTGATTCAACAATAGATTGAATTTTTACTCTTTTGATTTCAGACATCTTATCTTGTATAATTTCCGTTTACGTAACTTGATGTGACCGCATATTGTGTTGCTGAAGTATTTTCACCAGACGTAATCACATCTTCCAGCACACTTACATTAAGTTTAGTTATATCTAGTTCCAAGTATATATCCTTCAACGCAAGGACATCATTTGACTCTGGTATTGCTTCAATTTCAATACCAGCAATACTTGTGGATGATGTGAATGTGATTGTAGTTAATCTAATTTCACCTTTCATATAATCCACAGTTCCAGCATTATTGTTTACAATTACAGGGATATCATCAACCAGTTTAAAGAAAAATATAGTTCCAGTTTGATCAGTTTTTGGAATATCACTCATATACAAAGTTCCACTTACATCTTGCACTGTAAATCCAGTTGATTTTATATTATAACCTCTGCCATCAGAATTTAATTTTTTGATATGAAATTGATTTCCAAAACAAATTTCATATGTTGCTAATTTATTAAACTCAGGTTGCAAATCCCTTCTGATTTTGATTTTAGTAATATTAGAAGTAATAGATGTACTTGTATTATCAATCAAAGAAGAAACTTTACTATATTTAAATCTACCACCAAAACTATTCAACTCAGTTGATTTACTATAGGATTCTAAAGTATTTACAACTCTCAGTTGTAAATTATTTGGATCTATTGTAGTACTTTTATCATAATAAACTGTTGTGTCTAATTCAACATACATATATTTCAAATCAATAATTTCTGGTTTAATTCCAGCAATTGAATATTGTCTTAAATCTTTTTTAATACTATCTTTTGTAATTTGTGAAAGATATTTACCATTTCTTGGTTTAATTGAAATAAAAACTTTACCGTACTCTGGTGGATCTAATTCATCCCCACCATATGCCGTTACAGTATCTACATTTGGAAATATATATGGAATTAGACCTTTATAGTCATTTGCCGTTACTGCACGGTATTGTGATGCATATACTCTAGGACCAAGATACTTAATGGAATCAATGGTTTCAATATCATCACCATTTTCTGACGGTTGTGTAGTAGTTAATAGAGAAATATTGTTTGTAATTGAAGTGCTATTATTATCAGTTAAAATTCCAGAAAAAGTAAAGTTTGCTGCACCATTCGCATCTTTTCCATTGGTAATGATATAACTGATGAAAATAGTACTTCCACTAATTGGTTTTTTCCCTATAATATCATCACCAAATAAAATCTCATATTTTTCATCATCTATTTCTTGTGTTAAAAAAAGTTTTGAATCTTTATTTACTTGGAAAATATTCGAATATGATACATATTTTTCAGTAATCACACCAGTAACTTTTACACGAATTGTAGATGAATCCACACCAGTGTTTGGAATTGTAAATCTTTGATTTACTTGTGATGCATCTACTGTATATGTTTTTGTTAAATATGAACCTTCATAGATATCAATTCCAGTAAAATTCGCATATCCATTATTATCAACTACTACTGTGATATCCTCTGGAATTGAAAAGATATAATTACCATTTTCGACAGCACCTAAAGCAACGATTCCTGCCTTTAGAGTAACTGTTTTTGAATTTAACCCTGTTGTATTAACTGTAAAACTAACTTTTGCTTTTGATGCTCTTTTGGATCTGGGAACATATCCAATATTACGTGCAAGAGAGACTACATTTTCTCGAAGAGTTGCACTATCAATAAAGGATTCGTTCACTGCCATATTTGTATTGAAGGCAGTGATATAAGAGTTATATGCTAGTATATCAATTAAACTTGAAAAATTAGAACCTTCAAAATCAAAATCCGTGAAATTACTATTCGATCTCAGATAGTCCTTTATCTGAGTACGTAAATCATTAAAATCTAGATTTGTAAAATTATTGAAGGACATTATATTCTAGTTGGTTGTAAAAGAAACTCTATATTTTGAGGAGGAAATGGAATTCCAACAATATCATAAGAAATTTTTACATTTAATTCATTTGAATCTTCTATAGATTCAACAATTACATCTCTTACTACAATTCTTGGTTCAAAGTTACTTAATACTGTTTTAATTTCTTCATCAAGTATTGTCGAAACTTCTGGTCCATTTAGTTCAAATAAAGAATTATCAACAGAGGTTCCCAATAAATTATTGAAGAACCTCTCACCAATACGAGTTCTGACTAAGTTAATAACCGATTTTTTAATTGCATCCTCATTTTTTAAGATAAGAATATCATTCGTCACTGGATGTCTAGAAAAAGACAAACTAATGTCCTTAAAACTTCTAGAAATACTAAGCATTTAAACAATGAGTATATTTAATATATCTATAATACTTTTTAAATCATTTTTCCGTATGTTGGTTCAGTTCCATAATCCCAATCATCATAATCTTCATCATTTCTAATTCTTTCGTGCAATTCAGTTTGTTTTTTTAGATTATGCTTTGGAGCATTATCGTGCATAATCTCTTGAATTACTCTCTTTGGTTTTTCTGTATCAATATCAGTGATGAGTCTTGTAGTCCCCCACATTTCTCTCATATAATTTTTGTCTCGATCGACTTGGTAAAATGACATTTTAGATCCTCTGTTTTTAAATTTAAAAACAGAACTTTTAAGGAGGTTTCTATCTCCTTAAACTATTTAACGATCTAACTGACGAAGTTTATAATTTTTGGAATTAAAATACTTCAACAATTCTAGTGCAACTAATTTTGGATTTCCTTCACCACAAGTATAAACATCTATTGCAATACAACCTTCCTCAGGCCAAGTATGACAAGAAACATGACTTTCTGAGAGTGCAATCACAATTGTAAGACCTTGAGGATGAAAACAGTGCTGAAAAATATTCAAAATTGTCATTCCAGCACGTTGAATGCCACGTTCCATCACCTTCTGAAGAGCAATACCATCATTCAGAAGATTGTGTTCTACATCATAAACCTCCAAAAGAAGGTGATTGCCCATCGAAAACTGTTTCAATTCAATATCTTTGGTAAAAATTTATTTATTTTAATTTAAATTTTTAATTTCGTACATATAATGATCGGATGTTTCGATTTTTCTTTTATTTTCAACTGAATACACAGTTAAGTCAATTTCATATCCTGGATTTTTGTCGATTCTATTAAATGTCCAGGCATTATCATACCAAATAATACGATTATTTGGATATGCATAGTAATTTCCAGTTTCTACCTTGAATAAATGAGCACATTTATGTTCAGGAGTCTCTGAAAAATTAAGATCAGTGACTCCTTTATTTTCCCATGACCAATCAAGAGTAAACATATAACTTCCAATCACCCTTTTTCCATCAGGACGAATTAATTCTGCTTGTAATCCAGCGAGACGAGCACGTTTTTGAACATCAACATACGGAGAAAAGCAGTCCCAGTACATAATATCCTCTAGAGGTTCTATTTCTGCATCTGATTTCCAACAAAAGGCGTGAAGAGGTCTACGAGTCCAATTCACGCCATTTTCAAGGAATGCTTCAAATAAAGGGACTCTTTTTTCAATACTGGCAACACAATGTACATCACATTTAGTTACTTCACCGTGACCCTTTTTGTGATTAAAAAGAAATTCATTACGAATATAACAGGACCAATCTGGAAGACTGTGATTTAGATAAGCCATTATTTACCGTCCTTGACCTCGATACTTTTTACGTGCTACATTGCGACTCGTAGCAGCATATTTAGTATTTCTACTAGCACCTTGTCGAGTATTTTTTGGAACACTCGCAATCTGCATATCCTTTCGACTCTTTTGCGCCATTTTTAATTCTCCAACTAACGGTTTTATAAGGGGGTTTTTATAAAGTCTCTCAAGCCAATAAAAATGCCTCTATAAGACAATAAAAACCTCATAGAGACATTCTATCATAACGTTTCAAAGAAGGTCAAGAAAGACCTTCCAGACACTTATCAGATGATTCGTGTCTTTTCGTGTCCAACACGAATCAAAGGATCACACCAAATCTCATATCCTTGTTCTTTTGCATCCAGACAGAATGAAACATCCTCTCCACACATATCTTGAACCTCTCCAGATTCAAAAACTTGCATCTTCGGTGCAAACCAAGGATACTCAAGACTTTCAAATACTCCTTTCTTAATCAATACCCATCCAAATCCAGTATAATCAACTGTAAATGGTTTACGACGTTTCTGAATCGTATCTAGTGTCTCGTGATTCATTACACCACCAGACTTTCGGAAATCATCTTCTTCCAACCAATGTGCAACAGACGTGGTGTGACCATCCTCAGTGCAATACCATCCAGCAGCAATATCCTTATCCATTGCAACAAGACGATAGAACTTCTCAGTGTCGAAGACAATATCACTGTCAATCCAGAGTTGATAATCATACTGCAATTTACCATCCCAAGGAATCTGCTTGGGTCCTCTGAGTACGTTCGCACCAAGAACTTTGCATCGTGCAAAGTTTACCATTGAAGAATAATCTTGACTAATCTGAATACTTGCACCACTCTGTACTAAATCAAAACAAAGTTGTACGAAGTTCTTCAAATAAATGTAAGATACTCCTCGTCCAGGAAGACAAAAAACAATTGACTTCCCACGAATCATTTCTTTTGCTGCTTCTAAATTAAACTCTCCTTCCACAGGTCCTGTGGGAAGTTTTGCTTTTACTGTAAATCCTTTAGCCATAAAATAATTTTTTCTCGATACTACATGATTTTACCACAGCAAATCATTCATTGCAATGGTCTTCGTTTTTATTTAGATGTACTTGAATATCCTTATCATTTCCCCCAGATGTCCACACAAGTCCTCTGATCATTTTCAGATTCTCCTGTAAATCACTCTGCGGCACCTGACTTAATATTTCATTGCCCTTAACTGAAATATTATACGTATTCATCCTCTTCTATCTTTCGGAGTAAATCTTCAATCTCTTCTCTTAAACTATCATTGATCACCAATATTTTATCAGTATCTAAACGATGCTGTATCGTATCAATCAATAAGTCTTTCTCATAATCATCAAAATCTAATTTCATTGTACTTTCAGGGCATTTTTTATTATATATCATTTAAAATCTTTATGGTCGAAAAATTTTTGGGAAAATTTTTTTTATTTAAAAGACAATTTGAAGGTCGATTTCGGTCCGTTGTAGGTTAGGGTAGTTAGTCGTTTTTATATACGGGGGCAACGGTTTATAATAAGAATAACAAACAACATAAAATAACTGTCTATTATAATAAACGAACAATAACGAATACTTTATATTCATTACTGTGTTATTAGAATAACAAACTATATGGGGGGTGTTGCTATAACGAACGGGCACGATATAAGTCATTATACAACACTGTCAGATTCAAATACGAAACTGTATGGGGGGTGGTATAAATGACGAAGTGCTTCTAAAGTATAAGATAGGGAGACTACAAGTTTGTACACAGAACTGTGTACAACGAATAGTATAGCACAGGACTGAAAGAATTACAAACTATATGGGGGGTGTCATATAACACTACTGTTGTATTGTTATACTATAAGACGAGCATATACTTATACTGTGAGTACAACGAAGTGCTATAACGAACTGTTATGTATAACGAACTCATAGGACGAAGGAGTTTATAACACGAATAGTTTTCCACAGGGTATAACGAACTTGTGGAAAAAGTCTTATAGTTTTCCACAGGGCAATTCTTATAAACCCTTGCAAACACTACAAATCATTATAAACCTGTGGAAAACTATTCTGTGAAAATCATTACTTTCCCCTATAGGAAATGAATGAAACCTGTGGAAAAATAGTTTTCCACAGGCACGAGACTTATAAGAATTGTTGAGATTCTGTCAATATGTGTTGTGCCAGTCCTAGGAGTGTCTGTGTGCCCTTGACTTTTTATGGGGTTTATGGTATAATGCGGGCTTAGACAACAAGAACTAGAGGGGTTTAGAGAAGCATAAGAACAAGAACTAGAGGCATTTATAAGTGTCTAGACAGGTTATAAGAACCTTTATATAACACTATCATTATAACACAACAAAACACTCAACTATGTTTTTTAATACATTTAATTTAATTATCAATTAAAACATTCTTACATATCAAATGATAATTATCTCTTATGCTTGAGTGTTAATCTCTTCCATCTAATCTTCATTGATTCAATGTAATCAGTTGTGATTGAATATCTTCAATCTCATTTACATCATCATACTCTGCTAAATCTACTGGATGAAACTCATTCAAATTGATTGTATTATCAGTATAGATCGGAGCATAGAATAGTTCATACTCTTCACCTAACTTATAAACACAACCGTGATCTTCTTTGTGTAGGATAATCATTTCAGTTTTGTTGGCAGAGTTTAATAGCATCAGTAATCGAAGTAGTCAAATACTTACAATCACCATTGGTGTTACATACGGCATAAACTTTTTGTTGAGTGTTAATGTCGTAAGTGAAACGGATAGTCATTAGATCAGTTAATGAATTGATAAAAATCAGGCACCGAGAGAATTAAACTCGTGACAGTGCGTCAGTTTTTTGCTTTGGATTCTGTGTTTGTTTAATCCAGGTGGAAGTTCTGCGAGAATAAACTTGTGAAGGAAGTTTAGATTTGCCCTGAACCTCATTGATGAGTTCAATGAAGTGAATAAAGAATTGCCTCTCCATTCGTTGCTCGGTGGTCATTGCTTGACTCTGAACTTCGTTCATCATAGCACGGATCTGGGGGTTTGTCAAGGGGTCTACGGTTCTTCTACCTATCAGCATCCCTGATGGGTATGCTGGACTCAGGGGAGAATAGGATAACCTTGAAGAGGATTCTTGCAGTGTAGAAATACCATGCGAATCGGTTGTTCTGCTATTTCAAAATAAGCACCATTTTTGTCAATCGTAATCTCACCATCTACAGTGGAAAGATCAACATAATCATTTCCATCATTATCTGCAATGTATGGATTTTCATCTTCATCATATCCTACAAAATAGAGAGTATCATTCACACAAACAGCATAAGCATATGCCAGAAGTTCGTGAAGTTGTTGAAGTGTGATGTTCATTGTAGTTGAGTAATTAAAAGAATCAGAGTTGAGATAGTACCCACATCATTGAAGATACTTCCTGTTTAGTATTCCAAGGACAAACATCTTCAGTCATATTTCCATTCGGTCGGAAGATTGCAACTTCATAAGTGTTCTCATTGATATTTCCATACAATCCACAATTCGGTGGACCAGCAACTACGGAAATCATCCAACCATTCTCAAACTTATACCTTGCACCAATCGCACCAGGAATACCATTCAGATGCGGTTGAAATTGAAGAAGATCAAACATTGTAAGTAACTTGATAGGCACTGAACTGTGTAACTGCACTAAGAACTTTCATATGCTCTAATGTCGGAACATAGTTCTCATCATCATTATACTGTTCATGAATAGCATCCACTTGATCGCAAATGAGTTTATGTAGAATCTTGTAATTCTCTTTACTCAATGTAATTTCCATTAAATCTTTTTTCATTGCTAATTTCAAACAGTTTGGTGTGAAAGGGCATACTTAACAATCTCAGTGCGATTGTTTTTATACTCAAGAATCAAATCTACAACACTTCTCAATTCATCAGGTTCAACTTCTTCATCACTATGACTTTCAGCAAGTGCATTGAAAATAGATACAATCTCATAATCACTCTCAAACAGAATATCTCGGTGATTATCAATTTCCAGATAATCATCCAATGCTTCAGAACTCAAACGACAAGGAATATCAGGTGATAGCATACCCAACGTTGCAAGACGTTCAGCAGCACCAACAACCCAGAGAACTTTGCACTCATCAATTGAAAGATTGCGATTCATTGTATTAGGAATAAAGGAAAAAAGAAGGGAGTGTAAGATTAACTCTTACACCCCACAGAGTTGTTTTGCCACAGAACCAGATGCTTGACGGTTCAAAGAAACACCAGCACCTACGTTTGCACCAGAATAAGCACCAGCACCACTAGCACCATTCATCTTCTTGGAACGTCCGAATCGCATCGTGGAGAGTTTATTCTTCACTGCATCGGCATCATCGTGAACTCGATTCTCTGCGAGTTTCATTTCCTTCAGACGTTCCGCAACTTTATCTGCAAATGCTTTACGGAAATTAAGTTTGAAACTACGAGAGATCACAGTTCCTTTGATGTCGCACATAATCTTTTCTGCTTTATGTGCAACTTCTGCCTCTTTCTCCATCACCTGAACAAGGTAATCATAATAGAGTCGCACTTGGATTTGTTGTGCTTCACTACCGATGATTTGCAGAGACTTGGAATCACCATTCTTCATATATGCTTTTGCATCATAGAAGTTAGCAATCGCATTAGCAAGAGTGGTCAATGCAACATTGATTCTCTTGAAAGAAACAAACTCTTCATCAAGAACTTGAGTTTCAGTTGCTTCGATGATCGTAACACCATACTGCTTGCACAGTTTATCAATCATCTTAGCAGCAGCATCTGCCTCACCCTCAAAAGAAGTTCCATTCTGAAGTTTCAGGATGGATTGAATCTTTGCGATGACTTGCTGACGATCCATTAGGTTCCTTTGCTTGTGTCTCTGTATTATAGGGCATCCAGTGCCCCACTGGGGCACATTAGGGACAGTTCAGAAACCGTCCCTCTCAACACTGGACTCAGGCAGAGATAGCATAGAGTTTGTTGAACTCATAAGCACCATCTTCACTCTCAAGTGCTTGATAAACAATCACATTCTCACCAGACAATTCAACACTCCAATCAAGTGCATCTTCTCTTGCATTATCAAGATCATCATACCATTCGGCATCAATCAGGTCAAAAGAAGCAGGACAGGAAAGAAACATTGGAATCAAAGAGTAAATGAACTAGAATTAAACTCAGGCAGCAACTTGTTCGGTCACTTCCTCATTCTGAACTTCGGTGTTGCTCTCATCAGGAACAATCACATTCAGAATATCCAGAATATCATTTCCAGTCTGACCCTTGCGGAGCATACCGAGCATCACATCACGAGAGAAATCAACAGTCATTTTAAGAATAATAAAGTAAGTTGGACGTTTGTGAGAAGTGATGAGGTTTGATAACAGCATACTTGCCAAGATGTCAGTTGACGTTATCGAGGTGGTCTTATTGCCTCCCTCACCACCCCTTTAATATAGCACCTTTTGGGGTCTGTGCTCGTTTAGTGTGCCAGAAGAACAAGTGGCACATCGTATCATTGGACTCATGTGGGACAGGTTATCATCAACTCAAAACGTGCCGATAGTCAATAGACTTAACACACCATCCAGTTGCACAAGTAATCTCTTCTACAAGATCATCTTCATCATCTGCATCCCAGATTTGACCGATGGTTTCATCTATGATGATGCCACGATTGAAAGCATCGAGTTCTTCATCATCAGACTCAAAATCAAACTCGATTGCAGTAATTTGAAACTTCATCATCAAACAGTAGCAAATGGATTGGCAAGTTGTGGAATCGTGTTGAAGTCTACAACCTCATAAGGAATTGTGTGATTGAGATATTCTTGAATCTCAAGATTCATCTCAATCCGATTGAGAAACTTCTTGGATTGACTCTTACCCATAAAAGTAAGAGTCTTCATAAACCACTCTTTAGACACATCACCAAAAGGTGTTTTGATGGGGTAGAAATCTACCACCATTGAACCATCTTTAGATTGAAGTCTCATAGTTCAGAATTGAGTGTCAAAAACAAAACCATCAACATAAACACAATCGAGATTGTCAAAGGTAGTTTCCCAGTCAATCTCAACAAATGTGGGAAGATTGATGCAGTAACAATCAGTTACGAATTGTTCTGCATAATCTCCTTTAGATACATATCCACCACCACGGAAAGCATCTTCAAACTTCTCTACATTGTCAATGCCAAACTCTTCAATGAAGATGTCTGCTGCCCTATATGATTGAGATTCACCAATCTCAACATATTTTACATAATACTGCACAAGGTTATCTTCACCATACTCAGCAATGAAATCATAGATGTCATCTTGAGCATAATTTTCTAAAATAAGTTCAGCAATGAACTCTACAGTGGATTCTTTGAGTTGAACTTGTGTTTCGGTCATTGGTTTCTCAACCTTCAATGCAATCATTGTAGCACCTCAGCAGGGGGTTTGGGGGATGTAGTGTGCCACTAGAAGAAGTGGCACATCTTAACATTGGACTCATCAAAATTGTTCTTTGATTAGTTTAGAAAGTTCTTCAAAGGTATAACCTGAATCGTTCAGATTGGCAATCTCATCGTGATAGAACCAATCATCTTCATCATCCTCAGGTGAGACATCAACTCGCACTTGAGGATTCTTGAATGTCATTCCTGCCCATTCTCTTACAGAGTCTGGCAGAAACTCACCCTCACCGTCGAAATACCAATAGTCAGTGGGTTGAGTATTCTCTTCCTCAAAAGCACCTCGAAACTCCCATTCTTGATTCTGTTCTTGTGCATACAAATCACAAAGAACACCAAGGCAACAATAACCTTGATGACTACGAAGTTTCTCACTGCCCTGGTCGTATTTACCAGAAAGCAGTGCATCAACCCATTTCTGTTTAATTTCAGGATTCATTTTAGTTTTCAGTGTCGTTGATGTCATCAAACCAAGTGTCGAGTGAATTAAAGATTTCAGTTACAATAGTATCAGTAATCGAATTAGTGTCTGGTTCTGGATTGTACTTAAATGCACGGGTGTATCCATACCTTACACCTGATTCGATTGCCATTTCCAATACGGCACGGAACTTCGGTTTCATTGTCATTCGTATGCAGGAAATTGACTTTCTGGCCCATACTCTTTCACATACTCAGGAAAGGCAAGAATCAGTCTGTTTTTATTTGATTGGTCTGCTTTTCGCATTGCGTAAGCAAGTGCAACAACAAATGAACCACCAAATGATTCCATTCGGTTCATCATTTCATCAAGTTCAATAGCAGTCATCAGTCCTCTGTGTTTATGAAAGTATTATAGGGCATCTGGAGCCTGTTTGGTGATTAGATGTGCCAGTTAATCGGGTGTCACACTGCTACCAGTTTTTACTGCTACCAGTTTTTTCGGATCAAACTTACCATAAGTGATGACTGCATTTTCAACTTGAACTTTACCATTCATAAAATACTCAACCCACATATCCTCAGATTCTTCACCATTACCAGTAAGAGTGAACAGCACATTCGGATATTCCTTAGAAAGCCTACACATATCCTCAGTGTGTTCATACCATTTGCACTGGTCATCAAATGGGTCGAAAGTTAGAAAATTAACTACATCATTTTGTGTAACAATGCTGGTCTCATACATCTTTTCAACATCTTTGATGAGTCGTTTCTTCAACTCATCAGAGATATTTGATTGTTGAATTTCTTCAATTTCGGATTGTTTCTTTTTCTCAACCTGATTTTTGACTTGAGAATTGTCGATGCTCAGTTCGTAGTAAGTGTAGTAACCCATGTTCAGTGTTTTGTGTGTATGAGAGTATTATAGGGCATCTGGTGCCCCGTTGGGGAGTGTGATGTGCCACTAAAACAAGTGGCACATCACATAATCAATTCACAGCAAGAACAAGATGAGCAACACGATTTTCGGGAACAAAGTCTTGCAATTTATCAAAGATACGTTGAAATTGATTCTGCATCTCGAAATAATACATTGCAAGATGTGCGTCACCTTTATCTTCTGCTTGAGACAATTTAATCTCAAGAGCAGAGATAATGTCAAGCAATTCACCAGATGTAAAAGAAATAGAAGTCATCGAACGTCAAAAATGTCGAACAGTTCTAGTTGCACTTGAGTAAAAAGAGTATCCTCTGGGGGATACTCATACAGTTCCAACTGAAACTCTTTGTAATGATAAAGAATATCACGCAGAGCAAGCAGTTGCTTCTCAGACAAAACTTCTTCAATCATCAGAACATTATCAAGCAAGGTTTGCATCAGTAATCACTCCCATCATTTTCACATTGTTGAATCCAGTAAGAATAGCAAGGAAAGTTCAATGGATGATCTTTCTGCCTTCGATACCAATTAAACGCAAGATTCAATCGGTTTTCAGGCACTTGCAAATAAGGAATCCAGGAAAGAATTGGAACATAAGTCATCGGACTTCCTCAACCATAAGACTATAATACCACATTCAGGGGTCTGTGCTCATTTACTGTGCCAGTGCTACAAGTGGCACATCGTATCATTGGACTCACGTTAAATTGTGTATGAACTTTTTTAACAGGTGTTTGCCCTTATCTATATCAAAACGATTATCCATTGTAACCATCAGTTCCAAAATTAAATCTGCATAACATTTTGGAACTCGTATGTGTGTTGTTTCTCCTGACTGTGGAAATTTCTTTGTGAATGGCATAATTTTATGTGTGACACATAATATAATTTATACACCAAGAACTTCACCTTTCACAAAGATAGTATCCACAACATTTTGAAGTTGCTTTGCAATCTTATCACCATAGTTATTATTGACAGGAATCGTGATAGTTCCAAAGGGTTTCTTATAGAAAGCAAACTCTCCTGCTTTCATCTTACCATCTGCGATTGCTTGTCTGTCATCACGGTGCATACGAATCACACGACCAACAGTCTGTGCCATTTCAATCAATGGAAGATTGCGAAGCATAATGCAATGAGTCAAACCTTGAACGTTAATGCCTTCACTCAAAATAGAGTAGTGAAACACAATGAACTTCTTGTTTGGGTCTGCACCAAACTCATTCATCTTCTCAAAGAATACTTCACGAGACACTTTCTGTTTGTCAATGTAAGCACCGTGCTTGGAAGTGATGTGCATAATCGTATAACCCATATCATTGAGTTGTTGAAGCAAATCACTTTCAGTAAACATAGACCAAATGTCTTTGGTGCTTGGAGCAGCAACAAGAACTTTAGGAGCATCACAATCAGAAATCTCTGAGAGAATACCTACAACGTTTTCTGCATCTACAAATGCAGCATTTTCTTTAGTGCGAATGGTTTGTGCTTCATAAGGCACAACTTTGGGAGGAATGATG